TGTCTTGCTTATTATCTATTACAACCTCCTGTCTACTTAGCTATTTGCTAGTATTTACCTCCTTGTTAGCTTCGTAGTTGGGGCAATATCGTGCATCCTCGGGTAGCAAGTCCTCAATGTCGGAATACGGACATACAAAGAGGTTCTCACAACGGATATAGGTCAGATGCTTGCAAGTTTGGCATTGTTTCAACACTGAGCCACTTATCATCTCTTACCTCCTTTCGCTAAACCTATCCTTTTATCAACTTGTCTATCTATATTATACTACCTGCTATTGCACTTGTCAATAGAACATCCGTTCTACTTGACATAATCTAGCTTTACATAACCTAGCCATTAGCTCAAATGTTCTACCTATTTTCATCAATGTTTACAAATCGCCTGCAAAACACTTGACAAAGTATCAACCTTGTGTTATGATATATATGTAAGTGGTAACGTACATTAACAATTGAATAGAGAGGTGAAGGAATGAGCATTGAGGAACTTCAAGCCCAGATGGCTACAGCTATATCCAACAACGATGTAGCTAGCATGGAAGCTATAGCCCTGCAAATCGTAGCCAGCAAGAAGGAACGAGCTAAGGCTGAAGCTGAGAAGCTACAGAAGGAGTCGGAGCAACTGGCTGGCAAACGTGAAGCACTAGCGGCTGAAATCCACAAGCAAGTCAAGCTACTGAACCTCGACAAAGCTATCACTGACGTTAAGGGTTGGGGCTTCACTTACAAAGTGGATAAAGCTAATCCAGCGGAACCAGACGTTACTTATAAGACGGTAGCTTTGACAACTGCGGTAGTGAAGGCTCACAAAGCCGGCGGCGGTGGCAGACACGGCGGATTGCAAGAGGACTTCGACAAAGTGGCCGAAGCATACGGCAAGGCTCACGGCGTAGACATTATGGCGGAGTTAGCTGCAGCACTGGAAAAGGACAAGACTGTCAGCAACCAGGGCTACAGCTACAATGTCAAGAAGAGAGTCCAGAAGTGGGGCATAGCCCAAGGTCTACTTCAACCAGTTAAATAGACACCAGTCAGCAAGAGGGACGGTTAGTTGCCAACCGTCCTTTTTGTTTATCCGGCGATTAGAACATGTGTGCTACTTCCTGTCAAGGTACGGGTGACCTCTTTTTCAGATAGTTATTTATTTTCCTAGTTAAGGTCTGAGAAATTAACTTTTCCTCAACTTTAGCAGGAATTCAGTTCTCCTTGCAAGTTGGTTTGAGACACATATAGGCCGTAAAGATTTTCCAATGCAAGGATTAGTTCCTTCTTGGATAGCTGGTCAAGTGGCACACCTTCATAACGCAAGTTGGTCATGGTTTTAACCCTCCTTTGAGAGACCACTTTCTCTGGTTTCTCCACGCTATATCTTGTTAGTTTCCTGAACCATATCTTACTGTTGTAACCTTCACCTGTTACAGCTGTTACAGCGAATGGTTTCCAGCCATCCTGCAACAGTTCCTCATATATATTGTTTCCATAAGACGCAAACCTAACTTGCCAGACCATCATTTTAATCCTCCTTTATTACTCCAACCATTTTGTTACAAGCTGTCCAGTCTTTAGGGAGTCTCTTACCATCCATACAATATTTGCAGTACCACAGCCCTGTGTGGAAGTCCTCACCTACAGCATGTTGGATTTCTACCCAATGATGAGCACCAGTGGGGGAGTCAGTACATTTCCACACGTCAGAGGTTAGATATTGTTCGTAGGTTAAAGCCTTTCTGCCCATCGTTGTTCCTTCCATTCTTTCCATGCTGTTGTAACAGCTCCAGTCCCAGGAAACAAGTCATGGAATCTATCACATGACCATGCTCCGAGGATTGAGAACAACCAGAATGAAAATTCCTTTGGTTTCACACCAACCAATCCCTTCCTCAGTGTAATGTTGACACTAACCCAATCTCTGACAGTGTTCTCATATCTTGTATGGCCTCTGGCTGGAACAAATATTACAGGTTCCCAAGCATAAGCAGGATTGACCCCAACCTTAAATATACAGAATGGTTTTATCCAAGCACCTATTCTAACATTGTCTGGACATAGTGGTAATAGTATCTTGAGTGAGGGTGAGCTACAAGACAAAGCCCAACCATCGTACTCCTGTAACTGTTTTATTAACTCCTTGTGGTCTACCTCTTCGGATTTATAATGTTTCCACGCCTGACCGATATATGGAGGGTCAGCATATGCTATATCCTTTGGGTATATGTTGTTATCTAAAGTTTTTCCGCCCATGATTCCGGCACTCCTCCCAACGTAGCTACCTCCAGCATTATGTCAACCATTTGCTGGGTTAGTTTAATCTCAGCCAGCAGGTTGTCTGGAAACTTACCACAATTCCTCCTCTGCTGTTCGGCTTTGTGAAATTTCCTAACTAGCAGGAACCGTTTCCTTCTATCCTCCTCACATAGTTTTGGTTTATGCTCCCTCGTCTGTGGGACATATGGATTCCTCCTAAGATAATCCAGTCCTTGTTCTACCCAACATTGAGGATGATACTTGGAGTAACTATTCCATTTCCTACTTTCTGGGTTGCCTTTATTCCAAAAGACTACTGAAACCATAGGCGTCCCATTGTCTATAGGCTGGTTGCACCATTTACAGATGGATTTCTTAACACACCAACGCATGGTTACGTTAGGAATGGTCATACTCTTGATAGTTTCCTTTCCTCAATATGTTTTTGTTTAATCACCTGCCAGTTCCGCCCTTTAACCACGTATAGAGGAAATATCACCCCACACCTACATTCGAATAAGTTTTTATTATATGCAGGATAGTGTACAGGACAGCCGATAACCACTGATAGCTCAGACCCTAGGCTGTCTATTTCCTCACTTAACCCTGGCTGTTGATAAGCTCCCCAAGCCATTTCTCACCTCTCTTACTATAATTATAACACCTGTCTAATCACTTGTCAAGTATACTTAACATAATATAGTATTATACATTTATGCGTATACTTAGACTTAGCTTGACATAACTAGCTTACTGTGCTAGAATGTAAATAGGAGTGTAAGCATGAATGACATCGAGACTGTGGAAGGTGTAATAACTCCTACTGAGGGAGTAGCCCAATCCCTGATAAACTATTATGCGGATGGTGGTAAAAGAGCCCGTTACCTGAGTTATCTGGTAGCAGGTTTTTCTGTTATGGAGTCCATAGCCCTGGCTAAGGTTCATCTAGCCACCATTAAACGTTGGAGGGTGGAGGACAACGGCTTTAACGAGTTGGAGACTAAAGCCCTAGGTGAGTTGAGAGAGGAGTTATCCAACCAGCTAATCAACATTGAGTTTACCCGCAATTTCAGGTTAGTTCTGGCTAAGGATTTCCAAATACTATTCAAGGATGCTCAAGAGAAACCATTGACGGAGAAGGAACAGCAATACATGTTAACTATCAGGAAGTTCTACACCCCTGAACAATTAACCAGAATCAGGCAACTGGTCAGTGGTAAGGATGATTCTGGTGAGGCATTTGATTTTACCAAAACCGTGCTAACCATCAGGCTAGAAAAGGAAGAAAAAAATGTCCGATGATGTGCCCGAAATGTGGAAAGCCATTACTGATAGTGATTAGGAATATAACCACTGGTGAGGTGATGTATAAGTGCCATACACCAGATTGTAACTATAGAGTTTGGGTGAAGGAGGACAAATGATTGATACTGGTGCGGTCCTTATTGCTCTGGCTGGTTCTAATACGGTTATACTGACAGCGGTTGTGTGGAATTCTATCAGGGTTGGTAGACTACAAGGCAGGTTGGACAATGGTGATTACCTAAGATGTCCATTTTATAGAGGTAATAGTAATGGCAAGAGGGATAAGAGCAACAAGAAGACAGGCAGCTGCAGGTAGACGTAATGTAGTCAAGGCTCAGGTAAGCCGTATCGGGTTAAGAGGTCAACGCTACCGAAGGAGGATACCAGGTGGGTATTAGAGAGTATTGTATTAAGTTTTTCCTGGTTTTTGTCCTTGCTATATTAACCTCGGTTATTATATTGGAGGATATACAAACTGAAGGTTCAGGTATGATAATATGGCTACTGGTTGCAGTTGTAGGTGACGTGGTGTTGGAGAAACCCATAGCCTCTATATGGAAGAATAGGAAATGAAGGTTTGTGATAACTGTGGTGAGACGGTATCGGATAACGTGGAGGTATGTCCTGGCTGTGGTCGTACCGAGTTCACGGAGTTGTTGGTATCCGTGTATGATGATTATGGTTCCTATTTAGATGAGGATAACAATGGCTAAACGATTGTGGATAAAATCAGCCATAAAACGACCAGGAGCCCTCAGGAGGGCAGCCAGACGGGCAGGAGCCTTGAAGAATGGCATCAGTAAAACTTGGTTAAGGTCTACAGCCAAAAGAGGAGGCAGAATCGGTAGACAAGCTAGGCTGGCTATTACTCTAGGCAAGATGAGGAGAAGGAAATAATGGCTGATACAACCATTGACAAAGAGGTAGGTTTAGTATCCTTTGTAACCGCTGATGTTGCGTTGAGGCGTACTATCAGGTACGATGATTGTGTTATTTCTGTGGTTCCTACCGTAGCTGGGACTACTTATAAAAAGGTCAACCAGTTACTTTATAATGAGACTACGGGTAAGCTGATAGTGGTATATGAACCATAAGGAGAGTTACATGGAAACTATCTGGAGACAGAAAGCCTTTCAGAGATTAACTGATGCTCAAAAGCAAGCCAAACTCAAAAAGGACAGCGAGTATGAGATTGCTGTTCAAAACCTAAGCACGCCTTTTTATAGCAAGAAACATACTATAGGCGTAACTCTACAAGAGGAAGAGGCTTACAAAACTCAAAAAGCCCAGCTATGGAGCGATTATTATGAATGGGCTAAAACCGAGGGCTTATATGAGCAAGTTACACCCGAGCAACAGCGGCAAGAGGCCGAGGCTTATTTATATGCAATTCTGGGTGAAGTGAACGAGTTAAGAGGTGAGATTGGCAAGCCCCTGCTAGAGGTCAAGGAAAAGCAGGTTTTGAAGGAGATTTAATGGCTCAGACTTTCTTTCCCATTACGCCAGTTGATGTTACCCTAGCTATTGAGGACGTAGATAAGTGGACAGATGTTGATGTTAGTGCCTGTTTGGGTGCTGATGCTGGAAGTGCTACAGGTGTGTTAATTCATGTGGTCAATGACAGTAGTTATGATGAGGCTAGTTGTGGCCTGCGGAAGAATGGGTCAACCGATGACAGAAAAGATGAATTAGATAATAACACCCATAGTTGGGCATTAGTTGGTATAGATAGTAATGACATCTTTGAAGCGTATTGTCATAGAATTGATAGGTTTAAGTTATATCTTGTAGGTTACACAAAGTCTGGTGTTACATTTTTGACTAATGGTGTTGACAAAACACCAGGTTCGGCAAATGAATGGGTAGACATGGATTGTTCCAGCGAAGCTCCTAGTGCAATAGGTCTGATATTTGAAACGTTTGGTAGCGTTGGTAAGGACCTTGGTTGTCGCAAAGAAGGAAGTACCGATGATAGAACGCTAGTAGTATATAAGGAAAGAAACTGTTTTAGTGCCATCATTGGTTGTGATGCTTCGCAGGTTGCTGAGGGCTACAGAGGGAGCACCACTTTTGGTTCTAAGTTCTATCTAATAGGATATGTCACCGATGGTTGCACATTTAATACCAATGCAACGGATTTAAGTTTGGACGATGTGGATTCCTGGATTGACCTGTCTAGTTTGCCTTCTGGTGCTGTGATGGGGTTTATTGAAATAACAAGCACAGGTGCAAGCTATAACTATGGCTTACGCAAGAATGGCACTGACGAGGATATTTATCAAACCGCCCGCCGTCATGCTTGGGCAACGGTTGGATGTGATGGTAGTCAACTTATAGAGGGTAAAATAGTAAATGTAGGATGTGATTTTTTCCTTGTTGGGTATGCTACAGAGGAGGTAGCACCACCAGAAGAAGGTGGGGCACAATATATTAAAATGAGTCCCTTTGGTATAATGGTTATTAGGGGGTGAATTATGGCAAGTTATGTACCTTGTAAAAAGAATGATAGTAACGGTAATATCTTCTATGTAGGTTTAGTCTCACAGGCTAATACCAAGGTATTCCAAGCTAATCCTACACTGGCTGCTGGAGATGTCAAAATAGCTAAGGATGATGGTGCTCCTGCTAATCTTGGCACATTGCCCGCTGTGGATGGTGATTTTACCAAACGTGTCAAGGTTACTTTAAGTCAGGCAGAAACCAATGGGGATAATCTTACTATCATATTCTCCGATGCTGCTGGTGATGAATGGTGTGATTTGATTATTAACATCCAAACCTCTGCACAGACATTGGATGAGATGGATACCAACATTGATGATATTGAGACCGATACCAATGAGTTGCAAGGATTGATTTCATCCTCTAAGATAGCTGCACAGGTTAAAGGCATAGACGACATAGACCTTAGTGCTACTATGAAGGCTAGTATAAATGCTGAGGTAGATACAGCCTTTACGGACTATGACCCTCCTACGAAGGCAGAAATGGACACTGGGCATGGTCTCCTAGCAACGGAAGCCAAACAGGATATTATAGATACGGTAGTAGATGGCATCCAGACTGATTTGGACAATGCTACGGATGGTCTTGGTGCTCTGAAAACCTTGATAGACGCTATCCAAACAGACCTAGGTGATTTCTCAGGTAGAACCAATAACCAATCATTATTGGCTGTCTTGGGTGTACCAGATGTAGCAGGCAAAGACCTACATACTTTGCTGGTGACTGATAGGTTGGACCATGCTACTTATGGTTTATCAGCCTTAGAGACCTTGGTAGACCAGGTTGAAGGCTCAAGGAGACATTACCACTATTGCTGGTTATACGGATAAAATAGACGATGCCACTGACGGGCTAACAGCTATTAAGGCTGAGGTTGAAGGCCTTGGTGGGATGACTCCCCCAACTGCTGTTCAAATTCAAGCGGAGATGGAGGAGAATGGAGCCAGCATCCTTGATGCTCTACGGGATGGGCTTACTGATGCTAGGATGGGATACCTAGATAATATAAATAATGCCAACCTTTCTACTGTTCCTGATATATCAACCCTTAGTTCCACAAGGATTGGATACCTTGACGAGCTGGACTTTGGGTTGACAGAAGCCTTAGCTGCTATATCAGGTTATGTTGACTGTCTACCAGCTTCCCTCAACGACCCGACGGCTGCTGCCATAGCCGATGCCGTCTGGGATGAGGTACTAACAGGGGCTACTCACAATGATGCCACCAGTGCAGGTAGACGATTGCGTCAGGCTGCGGATGTTCTTATAGTTAGAGAGGAAACCTGTCAAGCTGGTGGTGGTAATGATGAGGTTATCCTTGATGCTGGTGCCAGTGCAATTGATGACTTCTATGTGAATGATATTATTATCCTAGAGAGTGGAACTGGTGCAGGACAAGCTCGCCATATTGACAGCTATGTTGGTGCATCTAAGACTGTTACCGTAAACCGTGATTGGGATATTAACCCTGATGAAACTACAGTTTATATAATCAGGTTTGATTCCACCAAACACGTTCATGGGTTTGAAACGACAGCCAAGGCAGAGATTGAGGCTGAGGTAGCAGATGCCCTTGATGCAGCTATTCCAGGAAGTCCAACAGCCGATAGCATTAATGAGAGGATAAAAACCATAGACGACCACGACCTTGTTACCAAGATACCAGGTGTTGTTACTGCTGTGGGTCCAACTAAGGCTGAGATGGACACTGCCCATGCTTTGCTAGCAACTCCTGCCCAGGTTGCTGCGGAACTAGCAACTTATGATGCTGCAACGGGAACTGAGTTGGCTGATGCAGAGACAGCCCTGACAGCCGAGATTGATGCCAATGAAACCAAGATAGACGAGAATAAGGCTATATTGGATAAGCTGGATTCAGCTATGGAAGCTGATGATGCAGTTTATAGGTTTACCGAAAACGCCTTGGAAGAGGCACCATCTGGCACTGGAGCCTCAGCAGCCTCTATAGCTGACGCAGTTTGGGATGAAGCCTTAGCCGACCATGAAGCTGAAGGTTCTACTGGTGAAGCCTTAGCCGATGCTACTGAAATTACCTTAGAGGAGGATTAAAATGGGTTGGAGCATAGATTTGGTCAGGAAAGAATTAGATTCCATTTTTGCTAACATGGAGAGGCAGTACGACATTACTCATCCTAGTTCTTCCACTCCGATAATACTAATCAGGCATGAGGGTGATATACCACCAGTAGGAGTGGTTAAGTCCATCGTATCGTTGTTTCCTGAATTTGTTTACGTTGATTTTATGCCTAATTCCACCTTCCCATTAGGCTCATCAATAGTGGAGAAACATTAACATGGTAACAGCCGAGCAGACCCTCAGAGAGCTAATAAGGAATGATAGGAAATTCATTGAAACCTTATTCGTTGTAGAGAATAAGGAGAGGAGAATAGTTCCTTTTGTCTATAATGACATTCAAGCCGACGTTGATGCCACAGAGACAGGTATGGATATATGGATTAAACCTGCTCAGGTTGGCTTCTCTACTGAACGGATAGCTAAGAGGTTGAAAGACACCTTAACTTCTCCAGGAACCAATACCGTCCTTGTAGCTTATGAGGATTTTATTACCGAGAGGTTATTGAGTAAGGTTCAGTTCTTCTATAATCACCTAGCTGGGTTAAACATTCCTGGCTTCCCTGAAATCCACCACGACTCCACCTATGAGAAAACCTTCCGCTTCTATGTTAATGGTAGGGTAGTCAGTACCAGTTCTATTTATATAGCCTCAGCCCGCAGTTACGTAGCAGGTAGAGCCGAGACCATCCATCACTTACTATTTGATGAGGCTCCATTTTATGTTCCCAATGCTATGGAGAACATACTCTCTCCAGCGTTAGACCGTGTTCCTCCTGGTGGTACGGTGGACATCTATGGCACTCCTAATGGTCAGGAAAATGACTTCTATGGCATGTACCAGCTGGCTAAGGAAGGTAAGTCAGTATTCACCGCCCATTGTTATACCTGGTTTATGCACAAGGAATATGCTATTCCTCTAGGTGACACTAGAATTGAAAGGTTTATCCCTGAAACCAATAAACCAGAGTTCAAACTAAGTCAGGATGAGGAACGACTAATGTTTAACCATAGTCTGACCTTTGACCAAATTAGATGGCGTAGGTGGAAGATTAGGGAGAAGCAAAGCCTTAGGCGGTCAGGAGAGCTTATCCTATTGTTTAGCCAGGAATTCCCAGAGGATGATGTTAGCTGTTTCCTAGCCACTGGTAATATGTATTATGATGATGAGTTTATAGGTAACATAGCCAAGACCTGCTATGATGCACCAACCCACAAGAATGGTCTGCATATCTGGTATGAGCCTGAGCCTGGCCGACGTGATTATATGGTCATTGTTGACCCAGGTCAGGCTAAGATAACTCAATCCGTTATATCCGTACTATGTTTTGATAAGGATGAGCATGGCAATATCAAACCTAAATGGTGTGCTAGGGATGCTGGCTGGTACTCAACCGAACAGGAATATGATAAGGCTTGTGCGGCCTCTGACTACTATAATAGAGCCATGCTGGTATGGGAAGCCAATGGACATGGTTTTGCGTTTACCGTCCTAGCAAAGAATCGCCGCCCCATATATTTCAGAAAGGATATGGTTCGTGGTATACCGACAACACAGCCTGGATGGTACACTAGCTCAGGTAAAGCTGGTACTAAGGATTATATGCTACGACAGGTTCATAAATATCTTCCATCTCTGATTTGTCATGACCTAGAGTTGGTCAGACAACTCCGCAACTTCAGGCGTGTTGGTGATAGGGTTGAAATTGTTGGTGCTGATGACATACACGATACTTTAGCAATTGGTTTGTCCTGTTTTGACCCTAAACCTATGAAACGTGGATACATGGGTAGGAGTGGCTGGAAATGGTAACTGCGGATTCCGAAAAGCTGGAGGAGTTAATCCACCAGATTATGCAGAAGGTTGGAGTTGACCGTATCACTGCATATAGGTTGGCAATACTCAGGCTTGAATATGATAAACATAAACATGGTAGATGGCAAGGTGATACATAAAATGAAAAACCTTATAGGCAAAATCTATTACTGGTGGTGGCATGATTTTGTGTGTAGGCGAGAACCCTATACTCATCAGGCTAGACGGCACGTTAAAGTTTGGTGGCTTTTGTGGGTGATAGGAGCAGGGTTAAGTGGTAGTGGTATAGTCTGGTTCCTATTGCATCTAGGTGGTTTTTGTTAAGGAGGGTAATTAAATGGATGCTAAAGAACTTATTGCTAGGTGTAGCAGGCTAAAAAGTAACTGGAATACCAGAACCCGTAAAATCAAGGACTGGTATGAAATCCTTAGACTGAAGGATGAGTTAGCACAGGAGGGCATGGAGTCAGTTACCTCCAATGACCCTAGGACTGGGTACAATCTAGGTAAACATCTGATGACCTCTAGTATAGTAGCTGATAAAATTGACCAGGAGGACTTAAACCCTCAAGAGGTTGAGTCTACCAGTTACTTGGAAGGTTATGTAGCCAAGCGTTGGGCTGAGGAGGAAAAACGTTACCGCAGAACGGGACGCCAAAGTTTCAAAGGTGAGCTGATAGGTCTAATGCTAGCTACTGGCTGGTACAACGTATTCAGTATGGTGGAGGAGAATAGAATCTGGTCTGAGGTTTGGAACCCCTTAGAGACTTACCCAGAGTTTGGCTCTGCTGATGTGGGTTTGGTAGAAGCAGCCCATATTTATACCATGAAACCAGCCATAGCTAATAGGAAAGCTAAGGTAATGGGTTGGGAAATTCCCAGACCATTCACCCACAATACTACCTTGTATGATTATTGGGGTTTTGATGATGATGGTGACGTGGTTAATGGCATAGTCCTAGGTGATGTTACTGTTAAACCGTTGGTGAAGGATATAGTCCTCAGCGAGATAGGTAGGCTACCTTTATTCATTTCTCCAGTTGGTGGACTTCCTGATAGAGGAGCAATAGACTCCAAGTGGCAGGAACATTTTGGTGAGTCCATAGTGGCCACCAATGAGGAGTTAACCAAAAACTATAACAGGATGATTACCTTCTCCCAGCAGTTGATGAGAGATACGGCTAATCCTCGTTGGTTTGAACGGTCATCTGGCGAGACTCCTATACTTAGAGAGGAGGATTTATTCAAGCGGGGAGCGATATTTAGAGGAGCACCAGGAGAAGATGTTGGTCCTTTGGCTGTTCCTCCAATACCTGTAGAACTCAGGACAATGTTGTTTGATTACCAGAATATGTTACAGAGAGGTATGTTTCCATGGGCTATTTTTGGTAACATCCAGATGCAGATGAGTTACCTAGCTATGGCTAATATAGCCTCAGCAGCGTTGCAGGTATTGACTCCTTACATGGACGCCTATAAAGGACTACGTTCCGACATCAATGATTATTGGATTAAACTCCTGAACGTAACCAAATACAAGCCTCACAAGTTTATAGTTCCTAGCAATATGCCAGAAGAGGTTAATTTTGATGTTCAGGCTGACATTGAAATTCCTGGTTACTTAATCCAGCGAGCCACCGTAGCCAGGATGTTAGACCCGACCTTTAGACTATCCACGGATACGGTCATGGACAAAATGTTCCCTGAGGTTAGGAACCCATTACGAGAACAGGCTAAGGTGCGTAAGGATGACGCTATGATGAGTCCTGAGGCCATATTAGCCGACTCTATACTAGCCTTTAAGGAGCAGGCCAGACTGCTAAGGGAGAAGGGAGGGATTGATGCTGCCGAACTTTATGAAAAGGTAGCAGCAGCACAGGAAGCAAAGTTATCTCCTCAGCAGGCAGCGGTAGAACAGGCTGGGGCAGCTAGGCGAGCTACTCCCCCTGCTGAGGAAGCTATTATGAGGGAAGTGTTTCCAGCTAGGGAAGCAACTACACCTCAGGAAGGTATGGGTAGAGTATAAATGGCTAAGAAAGCACTATTACCTAAAAAGGGAACTCCAGAATGGGACATAGAGGTTTCTTTCTATCTGTCATCTGATAGGTCAGCAAGGATGAATAGGGCACGTGAGCTTGGCTTCTCCAACATAAATTCATATATGACTGCCATGTTCAATAGAGGTATAAGCCTCCTCGTGCCTACATCTGGTAGAGGTAAACTTAATAAACCGATAACCATCAGAAAACCGTCCTTGATTATCTTCGACACTCAGGTACCATTCCATGATGCTGAGTTCTTGAATAACCTGCTGGGTTTGGCTATGTCTTGGGGCATAAAACAAGGAATATCTGGTGGAGACTTTCTCAACATGACAGCCTTCTCCATGTTCTTTGAGAATCCTGAGGATAAGATTTGGTCGAAGGAACGTAACTCGGCAATCCAGGTTATCGAAGCCATGCACAGTTCTATTCCTAATTGGTTCCTAGTAAAGGGTAATCATGAGGATTTCCTATTAAAGAGATTGGCTGAACAAATTGGTCATGAGGAAATACTAGCATTGTTGGACAAGCGTGAAGGTGTTACCAGCGGGTTCTCAGCCACCGACTACTATTATTGTAAGGTGCAGTTAGGTGGTAGCACATGGAGAATAACCCATCCCAGAAATGTTAGTGTCATTCATGGTAGGATTCCTCAAGCATTGTGTAATAAATACCATTGCAACATAGCCTCAGGTCATGGACATCTGGCTGGCATGACTCCTGACTACAGTGGCAGGTATGTCGCCTGTGATGTTGGTGTTACCTGTGACCCAGACCGTCTGGACTATGTGTCTTTAAGGGATACTACCAGACCAGCCCAATGTCGTGGGGCTTTAATACTGAT